GCTGCACCTAAAAGCACCTTAGGGGTGCGATTCCTCCGTGACTTAATAGGTATCACGTCCGGCGAGTATTTGGCGGTCATACGACTCTTCTTCCTCGCGCCTAAAAGCACCTTAGGGGTGCAAATCCGTGACTCCGAAGAGTGGTGTCAGTTTTACAGTGACTGTCCTACACTTGTTGCCTATTTGCAACAGGGCGCCATACCATAACGAACCTTCATGACGCGATCGATGAATTGACTAAAGATTACGCTTCCGTAATCCGGGGCTTTGCACGTTTGATGTATGCATCGCAGATAATCACTCACTCCTATATCCCGCTCTCCAGGTCCATAATAATGTTTTATTATTCCCCAATCCACATCGGTGAAATAACTAACGTCATAACAGGTCTGACTTGCACTAACTCCAAGTGCGACACGTGCTCTGAAGGCCACCCTCTCGAGAAAATTACGAGAGTATTTTTGCCTAAGCACGGTGAGCAATAGAGAATCCGGCTCATGTATGTGCCCAGATATAACTTCGCGAGTCGCGTCGATAATCCGGTCACTAACAAGAATGGACTTCTTGCCCAGGGCATCTCCCGTGATTAGCCCGAGTTTGCGCGTGATAGAAGCTATATCAAGCGCGGCACAGATTTTTCCTTCACTTTCGTAAAAGAACTTGGAGAGAAATGTCACATTTGACACCGGGCCCTTCTTAGTAGTGACTTCACTGCCGACCATTGTCGCGCAGTCTTCAAATTCACCACCATAGAAAGCATGCGATAATCCGATTCCCTCTGCTTTGAGACTATTACAAAATGTTGTAGTCCCACTGCCAGAGTGCAATCTCATGCCGTGAGGATTACGAGTCAACATGTACTCTCCACTCTCGGCAGGATTTTGAACTTTCATCGGATACGCTAACTGGGAATATGCTTCGGTGACCTCCTCACCCCTGTATCTGTCAACCAGAAATAGGGACCGAAAGGTAGCGTCCAGATGCGAACTATCGTTTGACACGATGTCGCCCTCATTCCAGACTTTCTTTCCATTTTCGGTGTAATGCGACAACATGTCATCTCCATGGTCGCAAAACGTGTACATATCCGAGTCGGCTCAGCATCGTTTCTCATCTCCTCCATTACCTCACTGAGGTCGTCCAAAGCGGTTTTGGTCACAACGGTCCGTGACTTAAAACTCCGGGTTAGACGCTGTGCGTCAGGGTACGGGTACTCGAATGTCCGGGTAGTATATAAATATTCTACCGTGAACTTCCTAGTTCCGATATTCCTGACAATTATGGGTTCTTCCAAGGCGTGCTTATTGTCAAACCAAACGGTGGGGTTGGC